GCAAATGTCGAAGCTGATGGCACGACTGCCGCAGCTGCCGACACGGATGCTGCCGCCCCTTCCGGCGACAAGCCTGGAGGCGAGGCTGCTGCTGAGCCGGACAAGACGGCTGCACCTGGAGCAGCAGATGCTCCGGCAGATGGCGCGAAGCCGGGCACGGAAGCTGCAAAGGACGGCGCTGGCGACAAGCCTGCTGCTCCTGGTTCCGAAGCCAAGCCCGAGGGCGACGCAGCCAAGACCGAGACCCCGAATTATCAGGGTTTCTATGAGCAGATCATGAAACCGTTCAAGGCGAACGGGCGTGACATCCAGCTCAAGTCGCCGGAGGAAGCGATCCAGCTCATGCAGATGGGCGCGAATTTCACGCGCAAGATGCAGGAGATCGCCCCTCACCGCAAAATCCTCACCATGCTGGACAAGGTTCAGTTGTTGGATGAGGACAAACTTTCTTTCTTAATTGATCTGGACAAGGGCGATCCGGAAGCTATTAAGAAGTTTATCAAGGACAAGGGGGTTGACCCCTTGGATATTGATACAACCACGGAGCCAGCTTACCGCGAGGGCAGTCACAAGGTCTCCGACGAAGAGCAGCGTTTCTCATCTACCCTGGACGAGCTGAGCTCCACCCAGGAAGGCCGGGACACTCTGCTGACAGTCGAGAAGACCTGGGACCAAGCCAGCAAGGATATGCTGTGGTCGCAGCCAGAAGTTCTGCCGATCATCCGAGCTCAGCGCGAAACCGGCATCTATGACCGGATCGTCGCCGAGATCGATCGTCAGAAGACCCTGGGTCAGCTGCCAGCCGATAAGCCGTTCCTCGAAGCCTACCAGATTGCCGGTGACCTCCTCGATAAGCAGGGTGCGTTCGCCGACATTCGTGAGAAGGCAGACGGGGGCAAAGGCACGACGACGGCCACTACGACGGACACGCAGGCTGGCAAGCCCGCCCCCGCTCCGGTGGCAACGACGGTCGCCAAGCCCCAGTCCGATGTTGCAGCAGCCGACAAGGCCGCAGCCGCAGCACCGTCGCGAACGACTCCGGCTCAGGCAAAGACGGCGGTCAATGTTCTTGCCATGTCGGATGAGGAATTTCTGAAGTTGGGACGCCTTCCCTCCTAACAGAAGTTCTGGTTTCAAAAGGGTTTTCGCATGTTGAACTACAATGCGCCCGCCGATGGCTCCAAGAGCACCATCGACGGCAACAATTCCGACCAGATGAACACGTTCTTCTGGCTCAAGAAGGCCATCATCGAGTCGCGGAAGGAGCAGTATTTCATGCCCCTCGCGAACGTGACGAACATGCCGAAGAACTTCGGCAAGACCATCAAGGTCTACGAATACGTTCCGCTGCTCGACGATCGCAACATCAACGACCAGGGCATCGACGCGAACGGCGTGACGATCGCCAACGGCAACCTGTACGGTTCGTCGAAGGACGTCGGCACGATCACGTCGAAGATGCCGACGCTGACCGAGAACGGTGGCCGCGTGAACCGCGTCGGTTTCACCCGTCTCAGCCGCGAGGGCTCGCTGCACAAGTTCGGCTTCTTCACCGAGTTCACCGACGAGTCGATCCAGTTCGACTCCGACGCGGACCTGATGGATCACCTCAGCCGCGAGCTGATGAACGGTGCAGTCCAGCTGACCGAGGCGGTCCTCCAGAAGGATCTGCTCTCGTCGGCAGGCACGGTGCTCTATTCGGGTGCAGCCACCTCGGACGCCGAGATCAAGGGCCACAAGACGGCAGCAGCCGGTGCGGTTCCCGAGATCCCCGAGTCGGTCGTGAGCTACGAGAACTTCGGTCGCCTCGACACGATCCTGAACGACAACCGCACGCCCAAGCAGACCACGGTCATCTCGGGTTCGCGTCTGGTCGATACCAAGACGATCCCGGCAGGGCGCGTCATGTTCATCGGCTCGGAACTCGTCTCGATCGTCAAGGGCCTGAAGGACCTGTTCGGCAACCAGGCGTTCATCCCGATCCAGCAGTATGCCGACGCCGGCACGGTGCTGAACGGCGAGATCGGCATCGTCGATACCTTCCGTATCGTCGTCGTGCCGGAGATGCTGCACTGGGCAGGTGCCGGTGCGCCGGTCGGTGGCAACACCAACCCGGGCTATCGCACCAGCATGAAGGGCGGCGTCGAACGCTACGACGTGTTCCCGATGCTCGTCGTCGGTGACCAGTCGTTCACCACGATCGGCTTCCAGACGGACGGCAAGACGGTCAAGTTCTCGGTCGTCACCAAGATGCCCGGCAATGCGACCGCCGACCGCAATGACCCCTACGGCGAGACGGGCTTCAGCTCGATCAAGTGGTACTACGGGTTCATGTGCTGGCGCCCGGAGCGCATCGCGCTGATGAAGACCGTTGCCAAGGTCTAATATTTAGGTCTAGGCAGCAAGTGGGGGGACAGGGTAACCTGTCCCCTTATTTGTATCTGCAAACATGAAGAAAGCGCAGGAAATACAACCATGGCCGATGAACAGCAGACCCCTCCCAATCTCGCCCCGCAGCCGACCGAACTGGATCTGCTGAAGGATCGTGCGAAGGTGATGGGCATCACCCATTCGAATAACATCAGTGTCGAGACGCTGAAGGCGAAGATCGCCGCGAAACTCGCAGGCGAACCGGATCCCGAGCAGAGCTCGGACAGCATGACCTCGACGATCTCGACCCCGGCAGAGCCGACGCCACCGAACCCGTTCGAGATGGCAGCCCGCGATCAGCGGGACACGATCAAGGCAGCGCCCAAGGTCGAAGAGCCTGTGCGTCAGCTGTCGCTGCGCCAGTATCTGATCCAGGAGCAGATGAAACTCATCCGCGTCCGGATCACCAATCTGGATCCGAAGAAGAAGGATCTCCCGGGCGAAATCATCACCGTGGCCAACGAGCATCTCGGCACGGTCCGGAAATTCGTTCCGTTCGGCGAAGCGACCGAGAACGGCTATCACCTGCCGATGTGCCTCTACAACTTCCTGAAGGCGCGGAAATTCGTCTCGGTGACCACGAAGCGCGACAAGAAGACGGGCCACATCGACGTGTCGAACCGTGACGTCGCCGAGTTCTCGCTCGAAGTCCTCGAACCGCTCACGTCGGAAGAGCTCCGCGAACTCGCGGTCGCTCAGATGGCTGCCGGATCGGTCGACTAAGCCACTCGAATATCTACGATAGGGACTAAGACATGGCCGGTGGTGGTGCAGATATTCTGGCAAACGAGATCAGCGACTCGCTCCTTCAGGGCGAAGAGTTCGATCTGTCGTTGCCGAACTTCAGCGGGGATGCGTACCAGCTTCCCGCTACGACCACGGATGGGCTGTATGCCCCCGTGGTTCGGCTGAAGAATGAAGATCTCACCACCAAGGTCGTGGGTGGGACCGGCACCTTCGATTACTTCATGGATGCCTTCAAGGCACATCTGAAGGGTGAATTCGAAGGTGGCCGGATCACCGGCGAGCAATATACCAAGGCGTATATCGCCCTCACCGAAGGGGCGATGGCGAACGCCACGCAATTCCTGCTCGGCAAGGACCAGGCATACTGGGGTGCTGTCGCTGCACAGCTCCAGGCCCGTCAGGCCGAGGTCACGCTGGTCACTGCCCGAGTGCTCCTGGAGTCGGAGAAGACGAAGCTCCAGACGCTGCGCTTCGAGGCGATGTCGGCACAGGCCAGCTACGCGCTGAATAAGCTGCGACTGGCCACAGAGAGTGTCCAGTTCGATACGGCTAAGTATCAACTGGATCAGCTGCTCCCCCTCCAGAAGGCGTTGAGCCAGAAGCAGATCGAACAGGCCACCGCCGAGATCGCGAGCATCGGTGCTCGAACGGCACAGACGACCGAAGAGACCAAGGGCGTCGTGAACAACAACGAGCTGCATCCGCTCCGCAAGTCGGCGCTGGAGAAGCAGATCGCACAGCAGGTCGCCGAGACGCTCAACGTCGGCAAGCAGGGTATTTTGCTGGACAATGAAGCGGCAATGCAGCCACTCAAGGTGGATATGCTGAACAAGCAGATCCTCGGTGTCGTCGGCCAGAACCTGATGCTGGCGAAGCAGGCCGAGAACCTGTCGAACGAGATCCTCCTGGCTCCGCTCAAGAAGCAGACCCTCGAAAAGCAGATCGCCCAGCAGACGGCAGAGACGCTGAATGTGGGCAAGCAGGGGCTGCTGCTCGACAACGAGGCCGCCATGCAGACCCAGAAGGTCGACATGCTGGCCAAGCAGATCCTGGGTGTGGTCGCTCAAACGAGCATGACCAACAAGCAGATCGAGAACCTCCAGCAGGAGGTCAACCTCGGTCCGCAGAAGCTCGCCCTGCTCACGAAGCAGGTAGCGAACCAGGAGGCCCAGACGGCCTACGTCGGCAAGCAGAGCCTGGCGATCGACAAGGAGCTGGAGCTTCAGCCATACAAGAAGACGCTGATGCAGGAGCAGTCGGAAGCCCAGCGTGCCCAGACGATGGACACCCGGACGGACGGCACTCCGGTCGCTGGTACGGTGGGGCAGCAGAAGCTGCTCTACGGACAGCAGATTATCTCGTACAAGCGAGATGCGGAGATGAAGGCGGTCAAGGTATTCACCGATGCCTGGGTCACCATGAAGACGATCGACGAGGGTCTGGCTCCGCCGACTGCCTTCTCGAACACGAACCTGGATCAGGTTCTGGGCACGATGAAGGCCAACAACGGGTTGTAATTAGATGGGTCTGTTCAGCAGCAAGAAGACCTACGTCTCCTCCACTCTTTATAATATGGCCGGTCCCATTGAGGATCGGCCAAACTTTTTGAAGACACTGATGGTGGGGAATGCCTTGGGGGTGAGCGATCGCTCGCTACCCGAGAAGATCCGGATGGCCTATTCGACTGGGCCAGGATCCCGGCTGCGTAATTTCGCCCGTTGGGCGAAAGACAATTACGGTGTTGTGGGGGTTGCACGGGGTAATCTCTACTCCCGTATCGAGGTGTCCAGCGACGCCGTGGCTGCCCAGATCATCCATGACCCTGACACGCAGGTGAGCGTTCAGCGGGTCGAAGCGAAGCTGGGCGACTATGCCTATTGGGCCGAGCAGTGGATGATGGAGCACGAGCCGGAGCTCCTTGGTTCCAACTGGACGTCTGACTTCGACGAAGCCCGTAACGAGGTGACCATTCGGTTCGCTGATGGCGGATCGGTCGCGTTCACTCCAGCAGGCTTCCGCAAGACGTCAGCCTACATCTTTGCGGTATATACGATCGTTCGTG